GCAGCGATTGATCTGAATCAGATAAATCATCTCTACCTGCGTACTCAAACAGCAAGTTCCATATAGCTTCGCGCTCATGCTCGGCAACAAGATATGCAAAGTATTCAAGAACATCGGGGGTGGCAAAAACTTGCACATCGTCCCAGTGCTCTGGGCTTCTGAATGGTTTGCACCCCGCCTCTCGCGCCATGCGGATTATTTCTTCTCTATCCATGATTCTTCTCCCGCAGCTTGGCTTCGATGGCGCAAGCAAAATCACCCCAGTGCTGATTTCCTGAATGGATCTCTTGTATTTCATAAGCCGTCAGCCCAACCCATTGTTTCTTTGGTGGTGCGGTGTAGAGGGGGTTGCATTTAAATCCCATTTCATCCATATACCGTTTACTACGAGACACATCGCCGCCCTCTGATATCCACGCCACCGGCTCTTGCTGCGCTAATGCTGCATTCCATCCTCGCTCATAAGCCTGTGCAATCTCAATTTGTTTGTCGTGTTCAGTTTTCACCATTTCATCGACATGTTCTTCCCATGCGTGTTCTGCAAGTTGAATTTTCGTTTCGTAATCATCGTATGAATCGCTCATGCTTCTACCTCCAATAACATCTTCTTCATGCGTTCCGCTAGCCACAGCACCGTGCCGCCATCGGCGTAGGTTGACGCAAAATATTCTTCCCCGTCTGTCGTGTAGCCCATGATGACTACGCCATCAAGAGTTTCTTTTGCCGCATCAAGTACCCTGTCTACTGGTAAATCTAATTTTGTTATACCTGTGAACTTAATAATTTTGCTCATCGCTCCCTCGCTTTCAGCATCGCGTCTGCATAGCGGTAACGAGCTTGCTCACGCGTCCATGTGGCTACTTGTTTTATCTCGTAGCATTTGCCATTAGCGTCACGTTGGATAACAGTTTCAGTAAAACCTTTTGGCATCCAATACTCAATGTCTTTCTCGCTAGCTTTAGCTGCAAAGTAGTCACGCAGTGACACCTCAGATTGGCAACAATGCCCACACCTCGGACACTCAAAATCACTCATGCTCGATCCCCCGCATGTTGTTTCCATTCTTCTTTCTCCTTCATACGTTGTTCGTACACTTCCATTAACAACTCAGCAGCTTCTTTGATCTTGAACTTCTCAGCAGTACAGTAGTCGGGCAAGCCCTCGGCGTAGCCCTCAAGCCATGCAGCGAGCATGGCGAACTTATAGTCAGGGCTCATTCTTTTCCCCCTGCGTTGTTCAGTATCCGTGCAATCTCGCGGTCGATATACCAACGTGCTTTGCGTAGATCCTCAACTTGCTCACCCTTCAGGCCAGCTCGCCACAAATATTTTATAGCGTTACCCACACAGAAATTCATGTGCTCGGTAATCTCGATGCACTCCACACCGCTAGGGTGCTCGGTGTAATGCTTGGGGTGGTTAACTGGGTCGTGGTTCATAAAATCCTCCATCCTTTCACTTCATCAGTCCATGATCGTTTCCATAACTGCATCGTCGTAAGTCGTGCGTGTGCTTCTGCTAACTCAGTCGTGGTGTACTCCTCACGCTTTGTCAAATGCCCCGGCCCTACCCATTTGTGAGGATCTACATAGTGTGGGTAGTACGGCACACCACGCAAAATAAATACAGGTTGTGTTTCTGTGTCTGCTGGTTTATTTAGATTCATCAAACTCATTTTCTTTTTCCTTTTACTGTTGCCCAAGCACTGCGTAGATGACCTTCATACCAACGGTCGTCTACTTTTCCCTCTACCATTGTCTGTTGATACCTCAGCTTGACGTGGCGTTTTTCTTTTGTTTCAGCTTTTGTTTTGTGCAGATCTGACACGTCCATCAACGTATCGATTTTGCTTTTACCCAACCATGCAACAAGTTCATCCTCAGTCATCTTGTTTTCCCACAACTTATCACTGAGCTTGGGTAAGTACGCTGCTATAAAACGCGCAACAGTTGTCCACTGCTGCTTGCTATAACGTGGCGTGCGTTTCAGTGTGTAAAGCTTCTCGTACGTAATGTTGTTTTCTGCCTTAAAAAACACAACGACTCTGTTTGTGTACATGTGAGAAGGCGCTCGCCACATCTTGATTAAGTTTCTGTCCCACAACTCCTGCAACACCTCGTCGTGGGCTTCAGCAAACAGATCATTCAGTATGCTCATCTTGCTCTCTCCTCTTGAGCATTGCCACCATCATTGCGTCTGCTACCCTAAAAGCAAATTCAGCAAACGCTTCTTCTGGTTTGTACTGTGGCATCTGCCCCCACTTACCCGCAAGGATTCCCGTGATAGCAGCTTTAGCAAACTCAGCGCGTAGCTTGTTGTACTCATTCATTCCGCACCTCCACTTAGTCTGAATTCAATACGCGCTCTGTCGAGTGCAGCAATACGCTTGCGCTCTGCAACAACTTTTGGATCTTTCCACGGGTACGGTTGTTTAAGAAGACGCCACTGTCTTTTGAACGTTTCGAGTACGTTTGTGCTTTCGCTTGTTGTTTTGATTTGCATCTCTAGCTCCTGTCATGTTGAATGGATCACTGAAAAAAGGTTCGGGTATGGTCACCCTCGTCTTGGCAAACTTCTTGCAATACATCTGGTCTTCGTTCTTCTGAAATAGCTTCTCCTGTTTTGTAGGTTCCATCGTTATAAACTTGTAGTGCCGCTCTGCCGTGATGTACGGCCTGTCGGGATCTTTCTTTAAGAAACTTTCAACGCACCCCAACCGCGTGAGTCTGGTCATCAATGAATAGACAGTGTTCTTGTCTAGCTGCACTTGCAGTGCAATCTCTCTTACGGTCGGCGGGGTCACTCGTTTCTTAACGTACTTGAGTACCTTGAGTTGCTTATCGGTCAGGGGATGTGGGGTCATCTGTTCGCTCCTTTAACCATAACACTGCACAGCGTGAGTGAAACAGCGCTTCTTCTGCATGATGTGATGCTTGCTCATACTGCCGCTCATTAACGTATTCGTACACAAGCTTTAACTGTTTGTGTGCTTGCATAAGATGTTCGCTTATATCTTTCATATCTTTCCTTTATTGTTACCAAAAGAACTTACGTGGTAGCTCAGCAAATTTAGGCAGTGCCTCAAGCGTGTCAGGCTCATCGAGTCTGACTGCTTTTAATAGCGCTCGTTCAAGCGCAGCGAGGAACTGCTTAGTCGTAATATTAGACGCATGTGCCTCTGGAGAGTCACGAAGTGACATACCGCGCATCGAGTAACGACTGCCATTTATCAGGTCATTGTTTGTGAGATACGTTGAGTACAAGTTATCGAAAACAAGCTGACCCAACTCGTTAAGGATGAACTCGGTCTGCTCCTCTAGCTCGCTGCTGCGAAGGGTACGTTGTAAGTTATTTATCTCTGTAGTTGCCAGTGATTTACCGAATGACCTTCGTGAATCCCATTGCGCGTTTTCACGGTATGAATCCAAGCGATACGTTGCCAAGAGCTTGATGGTTTCAATCTGCTTACGAAACGCAGCACGTTCCTGTCTACGCTCATCAGACACCACACGCTTGTGCACGGGGATGTGATCGGATGCACTGACGACGAGTTTGCCTGTCGAAGTGAACGTGAGCATGGCTGAGAACAACTCGTTCTCGTGCTTGATCTCTGGATGATCGCGCTTGTAGTGCTTATGCACGATGTGGTTAAACGGTACGACATACTGCTTGCCGTCCTCACCCATAAAGCTCGCTACCTGTCCACCGTAGCAACCCACCACGTTCCGTGCAATAAATTTACGAGAAGTCAATGAGTCATACCCACGGATATACACAACGCGATAGCCGTGCTGATCGGGCTTGAGATAGCGGATCATCTTGGTGTGATACAGGCACACATCGAAGTAGGCATCATCTTCGCCGCGCTCAAGTCTGTACTGCCATGATGATACATTCTTGAGCGGTCGCTCGTGGCTGCTCCATTTCTTTGAACGTGGAGGCTTAGGTGTTTTATCAAACCACTTCTTGGCGTGTTCGTACGATGTGATTGCGGGTAATGCCCATACGTTTGCTGAAAATCCCATGATTACTCTCCTTGTAAAGTTGTTGTTGAGTAGACGTGATGTCTACTCATGTGTTTTGAATATCAACCGCAGCGCAGCACTTGAATCGTGTCACCTGCTCGACAGGTCTTAGCGTTTCCCTTTCCCCAATTAGTGGCGCACCATGCAGACAGACATCTGATCAATGTTTTGTAATCGTATTTGCCCATAGGGATGACCACCACATCACCGACTGCTGCGTTTTCGACATGTGGTTTGAAGTGCTTGGTTAGCTCCCCATACTGGAACATACTGCTGCGCTTTTTCTTTTTCTCAGCCACCTCTAACTCACCGTACTCATTGCCCGCTGAGTCGATGACTTTGTACTGACAGCCCGTTGCTTTGAGCAGCTTGATGGCTTGCTCGATTGTTTTAGTTGTTACAGCCAACTGCTGAACTGGTTTGGTAGTAGGCATGATGCGCTCCTGTTTGCGGTAAGAAGAAAGTGACACTGGTTGAAAGAGGTCGAGTTGATCCATGATTAAATCCGTCCTTTGATGTGGATTGCTTTGCCCTGCGGAGGAACGAAGGACTCGTTGTCAACGATGCCCCACAACGCAGCGCAAGGCACGACTGCATTGTCCCCATCGAGATAACCATCGGTCAGCCAGATGACTGCACGTGGCTTGTACTGCTTCTCAGCGATATACTTCACAACACACTGTGGTGTCGTACCACCCCCACCCCTTGGCTTCATGAGCGTGGCAATCGAGTGGTACTCGTCGGGCTTGAACAACTGCTCGCCACACACGGACGTGTCCCACCAGATAACGCGCAGTGCATCGGGCATAACAGTCTGTGCGATCTGTGCGATCTCACCGAACAAGATGGGATAGATCGGCCCCATCGAGCCTGACGTATCACCGGCGATAATGATCTCGCCTTTGTTGTATGCGAAGTGTGAGGGCAGCAGGATGCCGAGCGGTGCAAAACGCTTGTTAGGTGGCACGAACCGTGAGTGCTCATCACCCTTACAGATTGTGTCGAAGAACTCGCGCAGATGTTGACGCCACTCGGTAGTACGTTTTGTAGCGTTGAGGTCAAGCCGTCCGCCTCCCTTGCCGTTACCCGCTAGCTTCTCTGCAAGTATCTTGCCCTGCCGTCCTGCCTCATCGACTCGTCGGCCTGTCTCCTCCATCTCATCGT